GTGCCATCAACGAGCTTGCAGGGGCTGGCTATGTGGTGAAGCAGAGGTTGTGTGATGGTCGTATGCACTATGAGTTGAGAGAGAACTATTGGTCTCTGACAGTAAAAGAGGCTAAGGAGAGTTTGTTTGAGTCGTCATACAATGCTTTCAAGCCTGCCGTAAGGAAGCACAAGAAGGTTTCTATAGCCCAAGCTAGGGAGGCTATACAAGCTGAGGGGCAGTCTCCTGAGAAGGCTGCTGACATAGCTTTTGAGTTTTACAATGCTTGCGTTGACGGGGGCATGAGCATGAATGAGAACACGCTGTCTTCTTGGCTCGTCCATGTTCGTAATGGATGCTTTGCTTGACAGTGGTATTATAATATAAATATGAGTAACAATGCTAATGAATAAGATTCAGAAAACCAACCATCCTTTACACGAGAGATTAAAGGAGTTGCAGAAGGCGTCCAAGTCCAATGCCTTGGTCAACTTCAATCCTAGTAAATGGCTAGAAGCTGCTATGGATATATATAACGGCAAGAGCACTGTAGCTCTGCGCAAGAACGGTCATAATGGTCGTACGCTTGCTCTGGTTCGTCGCCAGATTGCCAACGACATTACGGAGGTGCAGGAGCAAAAGCTAGAAGAGTTGCGCAACATGATTGATGAGGCTGACTATGTGTCAGGACGCCAGATAGATGCCTACGCACAGCAGGATGAAGTCATGTCTCCGAAAGAGTTTAAGGAGTTTAATGTGGGTGTTGAGTTCCTCCAGAAGCGCGTCAATCGCCTAGAGACTGGTGCAGATCAGATCATTAGGCACGAGAAAGCTAAGAGTCCTGAAGAGCTTACTAAGGAGCTTGAAGAGTTATTCATGGCTAACACATTAGAAGCGGAGGTTGTCGATGAGTACGAAGGGTAGCAACATCAGGCAAGAGGGCAGAGACCATGCTAGGTTCCGTGACAACATGGATGAGATTGATATGACAGACCGATCATCACTGCCAAAGCATGAAGTCCCCAAGGATGAATTGCCGACCGGCGTTCGCACTCGCATTGTCTATGGGCGTAAGACGTGAAGGTCTCTATCGAAACCATACTCGGCGTAATCTATAACGTGTGCTTTATTGGCTGCTTCATTCCGCAAATAGTTAAATCTATTAGAACTAAGTCTGTGGAAGACGTAAGTATAATGCTTTGCTTAATGTCCGTCATTGGCTATATAGCCGCTCTAGGCTATGCTTGGATGAAGTTTGGGCTTGACCCCTTGCTCTGCACTAATTATATCCTCAGTGGCATCTCAGCTATGGCAATGATTGCCGTGTATTACAAATACAAACTATGAAACCTGAAGAAGACAAAGCACTTACTATTATCGACAACCTAATTGGCGAGCATTTCGTCAACTATTGTGTGCAAGTGTTAACTGAAGACGGTGAGTTGTGCTATTTAAACAGCACTGATATTGTCGGCAAGGCTCTCGCCACTGAAGCATTAAAGGATATGCGCCAGATTGAGAATATGCACGTTGTTGAGTTTTTAGAGGATGAGTAGTTTTCGGCAGACAGACCACCCAATTCTAAAGCCCATACCTCTTGACAAGATCCAGAAGTATGTAGCCCCAAACGGCAAGGTGTTGCGAGGACGTGTTGTAGAAATACATCAAAAGATCCTAGACCGTGAGGCGACAATTAAGCTAGCTGAGGGAGACCCTCTAAATCATGGCTTTCAGTTAGAGCACTGGGGACACGCTGAAGATAAGCTAAAAAGCTGCCTTAGTGTGATGTGCCTTGGTGGTAACCGATCCGGCAAAACAGAATGGGGAGCACGAACTATTGTAAAGGCTGCCATTGATAATCCCCTGTCTGTCATTGTATGCTTTGCCCAGGATGAAGATGCTTCTATTCGCATTCAGCAAGCCGCAGTGTTTCGCAACCTTCCGCCAGACTACAAGAAGAAGGCGAAGACTGAGACTGAATACATTAACTACAAGGTAAAGACTGGCTTCTCTGGCTCCTCGCTCATCCTTGAGAATGGCTCGCAAATTCTTTTCCATAAATACTCACAGTTCATTGCTAATAGAGCTAAGTTTGAGGGTCTTGAATTAGGCTCTAAAGCTCCTGGATGGCACAATGTTGGCCTATGGCTTGACGAGTATTTAGAAGATGGTGACCTAGTAGAAACGATGAGGTTTCGCTTAGCTACCCGTAACGCTAAGATGATCCTCACGTTCACTCCTATTGATGGTTATACGCCATTTGTAGCTTCGTACTTAAAGGATGTAGAGACAGAGATTACACGACCGGCAGCCTTGCTAAATAATGAGGACGTTCCCCTCATTCAAATGAATCACAAGAAGGGCTGTGGCATTGTTTATTTCCACTCAATCCTTAACCCCTTTGGTGGGTATGAACGGATCGCCAAAGAACTAGCGCATAGTTCTAGGGAGGAGATTTTAACGCGTGCTTATGGCATCCCAGTGAAGTCGATGACAACACTGTTCCCACTGTTTAGCACAAACGTCCATGTCGGCAAAAGCCCTAAAATATCTGACAAGACTCACACTGTCTATCAAGTTGTAGACCCTGCTGGTAGACGTAATTACGTTGCCATATGGGCAGCTGTAGACGAGAAGGGTTATGTTAGCATATTGCGCGAATGGCCAGACAGGGACAGCTATGGAGAGTGGGCTGTGTTTGGTGATCCGAAATGGAAGTTTGGGCCAGCCTCTAAGAAAATGGGCTATGACGTAAAAGGTTACGTTGATCTATTTAAAGACATCGAAGAAGAACTAGGCGTCGAAGTATTTGAGCGAATTGGAGACTCTCGTTTCTTTGCCTCTGAAGACTCTGATAACATGGACTTGTTTGCCCACTTCGCAGAGCATGGCATCCACTTTGTCCCCTCCGATGGGCGACAAGAAGATGCTGGCATTGCAGCGTTAGACGAATGGTTTCATTACAACCCCAATGCTAATGTTGACCACGCTAACAAGCCACTCTTAAACATTGATGAGAAGTGTGGCAATGTAATCTATAGCATCATGAATTACGGACAGAACGGAAAGAAAGATGAACCGTTAAAAGACTTTATCGACGTACTTCGATACTTACGCATGGCAGGCGGAGGCCAAGGGCCAGACCATGTAACTAAACGAGAAATGAAAACAACAAGCAAATCGAAAGGAGGCTACTAATGCCCAAGAAACGAATAGGTGAATTAGCAATTAAGTTTAATACAGACATCGACGAAGCAATTAAAATCGCCAAGGCTAAGCTACCTCCTGAGTTTATCAGCGGTCGTGGCAACAATCTATGGATCACAGAAGAAGGCGTAGAGCTTTTGTCTGAGTCTTACCTGATTGAAGAGATTACGCCACGCCATTATGTTGGCAAAGTGTTAAAGCAATGCCCGAATAAACGCTATGATTACGTCTACTCTAAGGAGATTAAGAAGCGTGTGCCTGTTCTTATGCCCCAAAAGCTAATAGGCAAGATGGAAGGTAAGACCATTACATTTGAAGCCATTGAAAGCATCTCAGGCACCTCCTATCGTTATGCAAGACGAGGATAATATTACCAATAATTCTAAATGGAATCGCGAACAAATTGACAGATTTGCTAGTTGGGAAATCTTTAGACGCCAGATCCTACAAGAAACCTCCCTGCCTATGAGTAATATCGACTTATGTGATAGGATAGGCGTATCATCCAAGTATCCATTTTGCTTAATCCGGACAATTCAGAGAAGACTTAACCTTTTAAAATGACCAACGATTCAATCTCACAGTCTCTTACATACTTTCAGGGCGAGCCTGATATTAAAACTCTACGCTATGCGTACGAGCAAACTGTCACGGAGCTAGAAGGATACTTTGACACTTGCCGCACTAGCTATGACGACCGCCGCAATTGGTGGCCTGGCAAGAGTCGTGACCATCGCAAACATGGAGCCGATGCTTTCCCTTGGGAAGGTGCATCCGACATGGAGTGTCATTTAATTGACGAGCGCATTACACGCCTTGTATCGCTCTTTATGGCTTCTTTGAACCGCGCGAATGTCAGAGCCTTCCCAGTAGAGAGTGGAGACATTAAGCGCAGCAAGCTAGTTTCTGGCTTTCTTAAATGGATGGTTAGTTCTGGTTACATCCCTCGCTTTTACCGCGAGATGGAGCGTGGAGCCAACTACCTGCTAGAGCGCGGCATCCTCATTACATACGTTGGATGGCAACAGGAAGACCGACGCTTTCTCCAGCAACTAGACCTAGAGCAAATTGCACAGATTAGTCCAGAGGTTGCTGAAGCAGTACTAGGTGGCGATCAAGATGAAGAGATTGTTCTAATCCTTCAGAATGTATTTGAAGGCACGTCAACTAAACGTGCAAAGAAAGCAATTAAAGAGCTTCGTAAGAATGGCGTAGCTGAACTTCCAGTTATCCGCCGTCAAGTCAATGCGCCAGAGGTGAAGACACTAGCTCCAGATGGTGATTTCTTTTTCCCTCCGTACGTTACAGATCCGCAGCGTGCTCCATATTGCTTCTGGAAAACCCACTACACTCCTCAAGAACTAGAAAATAAAGTTGTTACTGACAACTGGGATGAAGGTTTTGTAGATCACGTCATTTCTAAGCACCGTGGCGTAAACATTGAAAGCGCAGACCGAGAACCAGAAGGTCGCCGCAGCATTGGACTTACTGACAACGCCTACCAAGCTGAAGAGCTTATTGAAATTTGCTACGGGTATCAAAGGCTAATCGACGAAGAAGATGGAGCAGAAGGAATTTATTGCACTATCTTCCATCGCGAGTTTGATGGCGATGAGACGACTCAGGGATATGCTAAGTTTGAATTGCTCAATGGCTATGAGGACTACCCAGTGGTTGTCACAAAGCTCTCAGAGGACAGCAAGCGTCTCTATGACGTATCTACCGTTCCTTCTATCCTTCGTGGCATCCAGAACCAAGTAAAGGTTGAGCGCGACTCTCGCACAGATCGCAATAGCCTAGCTACGTTGCCACCTATTATGCACCCTGTAAATCAGGCTCCATCAGATTGGGGCCCAGGTCGCATGATTCCATATCGCCGCAAGGGAGACTTTGAGTTTGCGCCAGCACCTCAGTACAACCCTGGCTCTATGGAAATGGAAAACACCCTACTTGATCTAGCGGATCGCCTAGTAGGACTGGACGAAGACAGCACCGTCAGCCAAGTTCGTAAGCAATTCCTAGTAGATAAATTCCTTAGCCACACAGCAGAGGTCATTCGTATGGCTTTCAAATGCTTCCAACGCTTTGGCCCAGACGAGGTGTTCTTTCGTGTGACTGGTATCCCAGATCCTCAAGTGATGGAAAAGGGAGACGCTGATGAAAACTTCGACATCCTAATAAACTTCGACGTGCAGAATACAGACGCTGAAACAGTTGAGAAAAAGCTCGCCCAGTTTGTGCAGCTTAACCAACTCAATACTAATGGACGATTGAATATTGATAGCCTCTTAGATATTGCAGCAGCAAGCATTGACCCAGTGATGGCAGATGCCATTTTGCAACCAGTGGAAGTAGCGCAACAACAAGTAGTGAAGGATGTCACCGATGATCTGTCTAAGATATTTGCAGGCATTGAGCAACCAGCACGCCCATCAGGAGCGCAGATTGCTATGGAAATAATTCAGCAATACGCGCAGCAGCCTGACATTGCGGCGCGTCTGCAAGGTGATGAGTCTTTTGCTGCTCGAATTGAAAAGTACGCAGGTCAATATACTTTCCAAATGCAGCAACAGCAAAACGCTCAAACCGGACGTACCGGTACAGCACCAGCGCAAATGGGTGAAATCCAAACGCAAGACCTATAATGGCAGACAACTTAACAACTCAGCAGCAAGTAGACCGACGAGCCAGTGCAATTCGTGCTCGTGAATATTTGGATATGCTCTCTCTAAACGAGGGAGATATTCCAAATGTTTACAAGGACACTAAAGGAAAGAGCACTATCGGCATTGGCTTTAATCTTGATGACAGCGCAAATCAAAAGTTTCTCAAAAAATCCGGCATTAATCGGAATGAGTTGATTAATGGGAGGCCATTGAACAGCCAAGAGAAGTATACGCTTTACAACCATAGCCTAACTCAGGCTTTCACGGATGCTCAAAAGTTTGACTCCAGGTTTGCTTCTCGCCCCGAAACAGTGAAGAAAGCTATTGTTGATATGTCATTCAACCTAGGGTTGACCAAGCTTAACAAATTCAAAAAAATGAAAGAAGCTTTAGAGGTTGACGATTATAGCACTGCCGCTGATGAAATGGTGGACAGTGATTGGTACAAGCAAGTCAACACGCGAGGCCCTAGGACTGTTGGTTTAATGAGATCAGCATCTAAATAATATGAATATTACAGAAAGCATTTCTAACCTTCAAAACCATGAGTCGTTTGCACACTTTGCGCAGATGATTCATGACTTGCGAGAAGAGACAATCCAAGAACTACATGATGCGCCCGTAGACAAGCTACAGCAGGTCTCAGGGCGTCTCATCACCTACGATCAGGTGCTGCACCTTGCTGGATGGGAAAGCCTCCAGAAGCGGCATTTAAATCGAAAGTAACCATTGTGCTATAATGCACAACATAGCTGGCGCTCGGCGTTAATGAGTGGAAAAATAAAATGACAGACGAAATCGTAACTGCGAACTCTGACGCAGATCAAACCTCAGTGGAAAGTACAAATATGTCAGTCGAGGACTTTGCCCTTCGACGCCTAGGTGAACCGCCGCAGAAGCCTCAGGACGAACCTGAAGCAGTCGAGCCAGAAACCGAGGAGGAAGAAGAGCAGATTGAAGAGGTTGAACTCCCCGAAGAAATTGAGGAGGAAGCCCCTGAAGAGTCCGTTCTTTCAAAGTTAGACTTGGACGATATGTCCGAAGAAGACCTGCGTGAACTAGCAGATAAGCTAGGAAGTCGTGCTGTCGCTCGTTTCGGCGAACTGACAGCCAAGCGCAAATCAGCTGAAGAGCAACTTGCAGCAATGCAAGCCAAGCAAAAAGAACAGGTAAACCCGCTAGAATCCAGCAAGAAGGTAGACAATAACCCCTTTGGCAATCTTGAGACTATCGAGAAGCTACAGGAAAAATCTTCCGAAATTGAAGGCATTGTAGAATGGGCTGAAGATGTTCTTTTTGAAAGTGATTCTTATGCCGCTGATGATGTAGTAACAGAAATCAACGGCAAAGACATGACTAAGGCTGATGTTCGCAAGGCACTCCTACAAGCCCGTAAGGCTCAAAAGGTATTCCTTCCTGACCAACTGAAAAGTGTTCAAGCTCAAAACCAAGCAGAGGAATTAACCGCTGTTTTTGGAAAGCAAGCTAAAGAAGAACTTCCGTGGTTAGAAGGAGAAGACAATGACCTTCGCAAGCAATACGAAGCAACAATCGGCGACAAGCGTTTTAGCAATTTAAAGAGAGTCCTGAAAAAGGAAGCTCCTGAAGTTGCTGCTCAACTCGATTACTGGTTTGCTCACGCAACTAATAGCATCTATGGACGCAAGCCCGTAGAGGTTAAAACATCCTCTCCAAAGCTTAAACCGCCACGGAACGGTATGCCTTCTTCTGCCAAATCAGAAAAGCCAACTACGAAAACAGCCAAGGCTCTTAAAGAATTAGAGTC